TCTATAGATTCGATGGACATCCAAATCAATTTGGACAATTAATGAGAAACAAGTTATGTTGTGAACGTAAGGTTCAACTTACACACTGGGAATTTAGTTCTTAGATCCAAAGCCAAGCCATCAGAACATAGTCTGCAACAGTCGCTCCAGCAACCGTGACCAATGTAGCAATTGAAAGAAAGACGTTGAACTTCATCAGAGATTCCAATGATGTTTCTTTTGCTTCTTTCTTTTCTGCTCTAGCCATTAGCCATTCAGCAAACTTAGTAGTTGGGGTTTTCTTTTCTTCAATTGGGTTTTCTTTTTCCATGTTATCACCTAGAGACATAATACATTACCGTTGTCGGCGTGTTTGATTGGTGGCCATTGGTCACGAACCGCACCAGAAACTAAACCTTGATTCAATCCCATAAGTATCCATTCTGGGAAACGAGCACCTTGGGGTTCATCGAACGCGGTCATTGTTCGAGCATCTGCAATAACTGAACGGACTTGTGCAGCAGTTTGCATTCGTTCTTCGTCAAGTGTGTTGACTTCGAGGAAGAAACCACCTGCTCCAAGTGGGCTAACCATATGCTCAGAAACGATTCCACCATATCTCCACATAGGAAATGTGTTACCGCGCAGGTCGGCTTTGGTGATCATGTGACCATTTGACATCAATAAAGCACACATTGCATCATGAGATTCCGCCAAAACACCCATCGAATGGGTCAAAACAGACACATTTTTGTTCTGCATTGTAAACATAAACGACCATGCAAAGTTTGTAAACACAAAATCAGGCTGTCCCATAATATGCACGTTGATGTATATGTGATCGGTATAGAACGACATCATTTGATTTGCCGCTATCTGTTTGCTTGGAAATTGATTAATTACACTTGCAGATAAATCTCCAACAGTACCATTTGCCTTAAACAGAATTGAATCATCGCCCGCAGATGGGTATCGATTCTCAAATCCAACAGCAGTTTCGATAAACGGCATATTAGTAGGAACTACAGGATATGGGGAAACGGCGAATTCAATCCTTACAGACTGACCATCAGGTGCAAAGAAAGCATCTTCAAACAGATCGGTTTGCAATAAATTATGAACCATTCCTTCACGAAGATTGATTCGCTTCTGCAAGAAAGCACTACCATCTGAATCCAAAGTGACTGTGTCGAGTTCTATAGTTTCCTTAATTATTGTTACAGGCATTACTTCTTCCCTCCTGCTAGTCTATGCGCTTCCTTAACACAACGCTTGAAACCGTCTTTTTTCCATTGACCGTTTTTTAGTTTGTACTTAGGAGCAATCTTCTTGAAAGCCTTACCATATGCTCGTTGACGTGCTGTCTTACGCTTCTTAGGCTTGGGTGTTTCCTCCACAGCTACCGTTTCGACTACTTCTTGCACATCACGAACATTACCCCCTGTTGGCATGATAGTCTCTCCACCGCGTATGTATATCTGTGAAGTTGGGTCTGAGTTTAGTCTAAAGTATTCATGAGCAGGTATTGCGATCATGTCGAAAGGTACGACGATGACTTCATCAGCCAATCGATTGAATGGGTCTAGCATAATCAAACCTGCAGCACCGAGTCGTGCTGCTCTGTTAATTGCTCCTACTTTACCTTTCAACCCGGGTACATCGGGAACATCCATAAGACGTTCAAGAGCCTCCTCTTTAGTGCGTTTGCGTTCCAAGTGGAACACCTCAGAGGTCTTGAGCCTGTGTGAGCATTTGTGTTAGATCCTTGGAAGTAATCTTCTTAGGTTCTGCGATAATCATAACGTCAAGTTCAGCAGTAGTACCTTGAAGTCGAGTTACTCCATTGGCTGAAACTCCGATAAGTAAATCGGTAACAACGTCATATCCTTCTGGGTGAAGGTCTGGAGTTCCATACCAATTCCATTCAGTAACTGTTCCATAAAGACCCGGTCCTGCACCATCTTGAAGTTGAGTGCATTGACGGTTAAGCAAACAGATGACGTTAGGAGATCCGATACCAACATCTGCTACATTTTCATAGGCTGTTGTTGTTGCAAAGATTTTGAGGTTAGCGGATTCTGCGCCCGGTGTTGTCAAATCAATCATCCATTGTGGCCAGTCTCCAAGGACTTGATCAGGTGCACGTGGTTGAAATCTAATTTCTTTGATAGCAAGTCCTTCGTTTTTTACAATTGAAACGTAGTCAGAAAGGTCAACACGGCCATACACAAGCGCGGTATCGCCAGTTGTTGCGTCAATATCAAACTGTAGTCGGTCTCTTAAAATTACATCTCTGCTTCCTTTTGCCATAAAAATCACTTCTTTTTGGGGTGGTGGCGGGTTTTTCCTGTGCATCGAAACGTCAGACCGGTTCCCGCCACCGAACTTACTAACTAAAAGCGGCTTATTAACGTGCCTTTCAGCCCCGGATTCCATCTTTGCGAGCGTAGCGAGCCAATCTTCACGCCACCATTCTCCCCGTCCACCACCCCTATGGTATAGCACCCCCTATTTAGTGGGTTCCGTGTTTGACCCTGTCAGACTTTCAAATTCCACCCGTCCGTACGGGTTAATATAGTAGTGATTCATACGATAAAACATGGCGACAATAACGGCATCACGACAGGGACTTATACGACTGCTTAACATGATCATGAATCATTCGACGAATCAAGACGATCTTGCTTGGGCTGAACAAGAACTAGAAAGGTTGGGTGAATGAATGAAAGTACGCAAGGAAGTATCTCTTACAGTAGAGACGGCACAATTAGCAAACCAGATGGACAACTTTAGTCAATGGGTACGCATTGGTCTGCGAGCATATGGATTGAAAGAAGATATAGCCACACAATCGATGAGAGTCGTACGATACAGAAAGGCATGCCTACATTTGGCATCTACACTCATTGATTATGCGACGCAAATAGATCCAGATTACAAAGGCAATGTTGAAGAGATAATTGCCAAGGCATTGAATCAAACAACACTGGAGGAGTTTGAATGAGTTGGTATATCGAAGAAAAACTGAAAATTGTAGACACAAACAAGGCAACTCTTCAAGAAATGCACAAATTCTTGACTTTGTGGGATTGTGTTTGTGGAACTTGCATTGTTTGCGAAGCATGTATTGCTGTGGCTCACTCATCTATGGAGGAAGAAGAATGAAACAAGTTTACTTGGATATTATGATGAGCACTCAATCTAAAGGTGAGTGGGAATGGGCTTTAGCAGAATTGCTAAAATTAAAGGAAGAAGAAGAATGATTTGTGAATACTCGTGCAAGGTATGTTTTAGAATCTATAGATTCGATGGACATCCAAATCAATTTGGACAATTAATGAGAAACAAGTTATGTTGTGAACGTAAGGTTCAACTTACACACTGGGAATTTAGTTCTTAGATCCAAAGCCAAGCCATCA